GCGTTCGTGTATCCCCAAAGCGGCGCCCGTCATCTCCTCGTTCTTGCCGTACCACGACTCGTTAGCCGCCAGCCACGCCTTCTGGCGCTCGTTCAGCTGGGGCGCCTGCGGCCGTTGCTGCGGTTGAGGCGCAGGCTGGTGTGTGCGCTGCTGCGCAGGCTGACCCTCCTCCGGACGGGCGGGCGGCTGCCAAGACTCGATGCGGTACAGTTCGTTCTGGGCACGGGACAAGACCTTCTGGGCCTCCATCAGCGCATCCGTGTCGCCGGCCTCGTACGCCTGACGATACGCGGCCTCCGCGTTGGCTACCTGCGCTTCGGCACGGCCTTTGGCCTGCTCCACCGCAAACTGCCGGCCTTTCGACGATGCCTCCTGCAGGCGCGCGTTGTCCGCTTGTACGGACTGCGCGTACTGGATAGCTTCTTCCCGCTGGCGGATGGCCTCCTGCCGCTGTCGCTCGGCTTCCCGCGCTTCGAACGTTAGCTTTTTCAGGCGCTTCTTGACGCCCTCGCTGTAGCTCTCCAGATCGTCGTCATCCGGTATCTCCGGCTTGGCGTCCTCCGGGCGCCGCGGCTTGTCTTTCGGGTCGACGTCGTCGACGACCTCCACCTGCAGGGCGTCCTCGTCATCCTCGTCCGTACTGACGTCAAGCTCGGTCTCTTCGTCCTCCAGCTCGTCGACCTCGTGGTAATCCTGCATCTTTTTCGCGGCGGCGTTCATGGTTACACCCTTTCAAAGTGGCGTGGATCGGGCACAACGGCCTCCACGGTATCGTCGTTGATGATGCGGAACTCGGTGCCGCTGACACGGAACTTCGTACCGGAGTAAGACCGGAACAGCACAAAATCCCCTTCCTTGCAGTAGGGGCCAGCATCGAACTTGTCCGAGTCCTTGTATGCGTCGGGTCCCATACGGACGACGCAGCCGATTATGGATGCCGTCTTCTCCCGGTCCTTCAGCTCGTCCGGGATATACACCCCGCCTTTGGTCTGCTTATTCACCTCTACAGTGGCGATGAGCAGCCTATACCCCGTGGGCGCAGGCAACAGGTCCTGCACCTCTTGTGGGATCACTATCCCTTCGTACATTTTCGTTCCTCGCGACGAACCGGCTCGCCGTGGCCTGCACCGGACTACCCGGCGATCTCCTGTGCGCTTCTACTCGTCCAAGAAGCGTTTCTCTACGTCCTTCACCATCTGCATGACGTCTTGCAGCGTACGGATACGGGTGGTGCGGCGGACGTACTCCTCCATGTCGCGCGCGTTGCCCGCGGAGACGATCTCAACCTGTAGGTCAATCTCGTCGTCCAGCGCCATCCGTATCCCTTTCAGCATCTCCTGCTCCACGTTGGGACTCCTTCTCCTCCTCAGCCATTTTCTCGGCCAACTTCAAACTCAAATCTGCGCCGCGGTGCCGGTCTTCCCGGTCCGTCTTCTCCACTTCGGTGGCCAGCTTGGCGGCCACGTTGGCGGCGGTCTTCTGGATGTCTGCCTCCAGCTTCTCCTCGCCGAGGGCGAGGTTGCCGGCGATTTTCTGGGCCTCCAGCTTCAGCTTCTCGGCGTCCAGCGCCGCGTCGTGCTTGGCCTCCGCCTCTTTCAGCGCCATCTCGCGCTCCTTGAGTTGCAGCTCGGCGCGCTGAATGTGCGTCAGGGGGTCTCTCTCTTCTTCCTCCCGGGCCTGCTGGGCCGCCTCGTCCTCGTGCTTGTTCAGCAGGCGCCCTGCGGCGTCGGCCGCGGCGCGGGATATCTCCAGCTCCACCTCGGGCGGCATGTCTTCTTCCGGATCCGGCAAGGCAACGCCCAGCTGCTCCTGTATCTGCGCGCGATAGGCCATTGCAACATGCTCGGTGATGTGAGCCGCCATAGCCGCTTGGATAGCGGCCGCCATCGGGGACTGCCCGACGAGCTGACGTATCTTCGGGTCCTCCGCAGCCGCCATGTGCACGCGGATGTGCGCCTCGTGGTCCTGATACTGAAACGCCTTCACGGCCTCTTGGTTTAGCATCGCCATGTTCTCGGTGACCGGGTCCATGGGCTTCACATCGTCCGGCAGCTTGATGATATCTTCGGCGTCCGGAATATTCAGCGCCTCCAGCATGCCCCTGTGGAGCTTCCCGAGGTCGTAGAACTGCGGTGCCTGCTGCGATAGCTGCAGCGCGGCTTGATACTGCACCACGCGCTGCGACATCGTCGCCGCATTCGGGTCGGACACCGGGAGAACGTCGACCCGGTCGTTGAAGTCTTCTGCCCGGGTGGCGCCCTCCTCTACACTATACGCGTACTCGGGACCCATAAAATCACGAACAACGGCCGCGATCAGCCCAAGCTCTCGCCGCATGGACGCGTGCAGGCGCGCCTGTACGCCCGACATCACCTTCATGGACCGTTCCATAAGCGCCAGCGTAGTGCCGACCGGCGCCTCCGGGTTCATGTTGCCGATGTCGATATCCGCCACGGACCCGATACGGCGCCCTTCGTTTACGATATTCCCCAGCAGCTGATACAGCACTGTGGACGGCTCCTTGAACGGCAGCGGCATGAGGGAGTCCCTGATGGTCGCCCCGGGGACGTCGATGTCCCGGAACTCCCCCGGAGTCAGAGGCGTGTCGTCCCCCTTGATCCGCGCCCCCTTGGCCTTGAACCCTGCGGGAATATTGGACAGGGTGCCGGCGTCGATGAGCTGCCGCAGGATAGACGTCGCCGACTTCGCCAGACCACCGATCAGGTGGATCAGACCCATACCGTAGAAGCCCATACCCGGCAGGTACTTGTAGTGGGCGAAGTGCACCCGCTTGCGGTGCTTCGGGTCATCCTCGTACCAATTCCGGCGCATGGACAGCACGGTGCGGGAGGACTTCTCAATCGTAACAATGTACGGGCACGGGGTCCCGTACTCGTCGTCGATACCCTCCGGCGGCTCAATCGTGACGTGCATTTCGAGGATCGTGTGCCGGTCGTCATCCTCCATGACCGCGCCTTCGCCGGCCAGCTCGCTGTATTTCTCCTGAATGTCCGTCATTTCCGGAGCCGGATCCGGAAGCTCCACCGCGTCGTAGAACCCGGCGGCCTGCAGCTGCAGGACCTCCACCGGGGATTTCTTCATGACGTGGGTGTACCGCTCGCAGGTCGTCAGGTCGCTGGCGCCATACGGGGCCACAAAGTCCTCCGCAGGCACGAATACGGACCGCGGTTGCTCGAACACCGGGTCAAAATAGACCTTCTTGAACGCGCTCCCCGCCAGAGGCAGCTGGAAGAGCATCTGCTCAAGCTCGTCCCGGTAGTCCGTCATCTCCTCCGTCAGGAGGTAGTTCAGCTCGTTCTCGACCCGTGCGGCCTGTTTTGTGACGTCTGGTGTGGCCTTGCCCACGACTTTGCTTCGCACCGGGCCAGCGGCCGGGAACAGCTCCCCCATGGCCTGCGCTTGGAACCGCACGACGGCTTCGGTCAGCATGGGGTGGAACACCCCGGCAGCGCCGGGCCACGGCGACGCCCGCTCCTCCGCCTTGAGTCCCAGCAGGTCCAGACCCTCTACATAGGCCCTCGCCCAGTCCCGGCGCGCCTGTTTGTCCGCTTCGAAGTCCTCCAGCAGCTCGGCAGCCAGCGACTGGAGCACGGAGTCCTCCAGATACGTGACGAGGTTTTCGTCATGCGACGAGACATACTCCTCGTCAGGAAGCTCCTCGAAATCGTCCTCACCTTCGAGACCGTCGACCTCGATCTCGAACTCCTCGTCGGGAAGCTCCTCGACCAGAAACGGTGTGGATGCGCGTTCTACCGCCATATACGTACTCCTCGGCGTCAGTAGTACTCGACCTTGGGCCTATATGGCAATGGGTCGTCTTCGTAGTCTGTAGGGAGGCGTATGAAGCCCCCTTGCCGGAACCGCATTAGTGCCATTACAGCGCTGTCGACAAGGTCGTCGTGCCGGCCGGCCGGGAACGCCGCTATCTCCTCCACGACCTCCTCCGCCCACGTCGTGTTCGGCACCCACACCAGACCGCTCGCAATGATATCGGCCACCGAGTTCAGACGTGCGTACTTGTCCCCCGTGCCCCTGTGGGGGGTGTACTCCTGCACCGGAATACCCGTACGCCGTAGCTCCTGATAGATTGCTGTCCCCGCCGACTTCTTCTCCACGATGAACGCATCCGGCTCCCACTGGCTCCAGTGCTTCAAGCACTCGGCCTTCAACTCCGGGAACTCGAACCGGTCCTTGACCGCATTGAGCAGTATCAACTCGTAGCGGTCGGTCTCCTCGTTCATGAACACGCCCCACGTCGTCAGGGCGGTATAGTCGGCACGGTTGTTTTTCTCAGCGGCAGCGTCGAGCGACGATATGATATACTCGCAGGTGGGGGGCTTGTCCTTCGTCCACTGCTGCCACCACTCTCGCTTGACCAGCGCGGCTTCCTCCGATGTCGGGTTCTGCTGATACTGGGCGTTCCACTGGTGCAGCGGCATGGACGCCTTCGTCCGGTGCAGCGCCTTCAGATCGAAGAACTCCGGCCACAGGGCCGTCTCCTCGTCGGTACCTGCGTTCAGGATGGCCGGGAACTCGAACACCTCGTACTGGTCCGCATCCGGCTTCTTGACCATATCGTCAGTCACGCGGCCAATAAGGTCCGTCAGCGCCCAGCGGGTGGCCACCAGTGCCACCTTGCCTCCCGGCATCAGACGCGTCCGGGCACCGGTAGTGAACCACTCGTAGGCCTTATCGAACACGTTCAGGTTGCCGTTGATGATGTCTTGCTCGCTATGCGGGTCGTCTACAACCAGAAGATGTGCGCCGCGCCCGGCAAGGGCGGACCCGACCCCGCACGCATAGAACTCCCCCTCCTTGTTGGTGCTCCACCGCCCGGCGGACTTGCTGTCAGACGACAGGGTAATCCCCGGGAAGACCTCCTGATAGGCAGCGGAGGCAATCAAGTTCCGTATTTTCCGGCCGAAGTCCACGGCGAGGTCGGTGGTGTGCGAGACCAGCATCACCTTGTGGGTGGGGTTCCGCCCCAAGTACCATGCGGTGTAATATATTGATACTAGCTGACTTTTTCCGTGCCGCGGGGCAACGGACACGCAGATCCGGTCGCGTTTCCCGCTCTCGATGTCCTCCAGCAGGGAGGCCAGCCGCTTATGGTGTGCACCTACTTTGTAGTCGTCCTGCATGTGTCTGCAGAACTCGATCAGGCTCGTCTGCCGCAGGGTACGGGTCTTCCGGACCTCCAGCTCCTCCAGCATGGTGTGGACTTCGGCCAGTTCGGCAGGGGACATCTTGTCGACGTTTTGCAGGAGCATCCCCAACTCCTCCTCGGTAAACCCGAGGTCAAGCATCCTCCGGGTCCTCCACCGGCACGTCCCCCAGTCCCACAAGCAGCCCCGTCAGATCCTCGTCCACGGGCGTGACGTCGATCATCTCGCTGTCTACAGTGAGTTTGGACAGCCTCTGGCGGAGGGACTCCCGCAGGTCCTCGGTTGACTGGTGGGTGACCGTGACCTCCCGGCGCTCTGTAAACAGCCCCACGTCCGTGATCTTCCCCAGCAGCTCCAACGCCTTCACCCGTATCCGAGGGTCCGGGTTGTCCGTCTCTTCGAGCAGCTTGTTCGTCACGTAATGCCGTATCTGCACGGCGTCATCGACGACCTCCGACCCGAAGGTCTTCAGCATCTGGTCTATATGTCGTAGCGCGGCGGGTGTCATGCTGCCCATCCGTTGTGTTGTGACGTGCCGGGAGGCAACGTCGGGTGCAGCTGCGTAGGAGCACAGGACCGCCGCAGCGTTTTTCCGGTCTTCCGGAGTACTTGTAGGTATAGTCATACCGCGTTTGTGTAAATACTCAACGGTTTGTGCGCATGCACGCGCCCTGTGGGACATCTCCAGCCGCAGGTCCTTGGTGGACGCTGGCACGGGAGGGCCGTTTTCGGGGAATAAGACAAGTTCAGCCATGTCGGTACCGGATAAGCGGGCCGGGTGCGCTCTCGCACCCGGCCCTTGGCACGGAGGCAAATGTACCGGGCGAGAGGACGAGCCTCGGCACAAGGGGTATATGCCCCAATATGTAGGGGTCGTCAAGCATCGGATGTGTAGGGGTAGTGGGGTAGTGGAGGGGGTGAGGTACGCCGTACTCGTAGCGGGGAGGAGGTATTGTCGGTGTCGGGGTATGGGAGGGGGTGGGGTACGCCGTACCTGTAGCAGGGAGGAGGTATTGTCGGTGTCGGGGTATGGGAGGGG